TTATCATTTACGTGTGCACTATACTTTATGTTATTCGACGTGACCCACGTGTATTCGTTTTGGGTCTGACGGTATTAGGTGTCGTATATGTTCTTTATAAGTCTAGGATGGTTAAGGAGAACTATGGTGGATCAGTTGAAGGTGTGAGTTGTCAGATGCCTACACCAAACAACCCTATGGGTAATGTTCTCATTACTGATTTTACTGACGCCCCTAATAGGTTAGAGGCGTGCTATTACCCAACGGTAAAACCATTCGTTCAGGCTTACAGCAGTGATCGTATTCCATACGACGCTGGGCGCTCTAGGACTTCAATGCCCAAGTACCTCCGCAATGCTATGGAGCGTCAGTTTGTTTCTAACCCAGTGACAAAAATCCCAGGAGACCAGACAGCTTTCGCAGAGTCTCTTTATGGGCGAAAAAATGCCCCAATGTGCAAGAGTGATACTCGCTTTTGTGATCCCAATGCTAGGGGTGTCCAGCTCGAAGCTTTTTCGGGTTTGGGAACCAATGGTGACAAACGCTCCGGTATGCATAGGGCAACGGTAGCTTAGATAAATATTCTTATGTAATAATAAATGGCGTATCAGCTTCAACCTGGACTTTCCATTGTTCAAAACTCGGGTGCCATAGCTCCCGTAAAAGCGACTGATGAAATTTTTGTATACCCCCAGCCCGGTAGCCTAAACTGTGGCAGTTGCCGACCCAACACTATGTTGTACGGTACTGCCCCATACATGGCGGGCAAGGGTTCTCCAGCACAATACATTGAGACAAGTGATCAGCTTCGTCCCCAATCTACTTCCCGATTTAACAAGCATATCGTTCAGACATACGAGCGAAACCTGTTCCCCTTAACTAATATGGAGTGCAAGGTCCCTCTTCGTACAATGCAATATGAGCCCTCGAGTACCAGAGCCGAAGTCCAGAATGGTCTGTTTCAGCAGAGGTACCTTAATAAAAATGTTAACAAGAAGTAAGAATGGCTGATCCTATATCACTCATGGCCGTCGCCGGTCTTGTATTTGCGGGAAGGAACTTGAGTACCAAGTCCGAACCACCAAAAGTTACTGTCACTGAACCAGCACTGAAAAATCCAGAAGTTATAGAATCTAATAATTTCCAGCCTACAGCCGAAATTCCACACAAGAGAGAGATGGAGAGTTTCGGAGACATTTCTATGCAGCAACGTACCGGTGGGGAGGAAATTCTAAATATGAGAAACAGAATGTATGATAACGGTCGTATGAACAACCTTTCACCCATTGAAAAGCAAATGGTCGGTCCAGGTTTAGGTGTTGACCCTAGTGTACCTGCAGTAGGTGGTTTTCAGCAGACTTTTAGGGTAAATCCTGTTAATGTTGGTGAGTACAGGCTCACTACACTTCCAGGGCGTACGGGTCCAGCGGCTGATGTTACTGGTGGTCGTTCTGCTATGGTTGGTGAACTTACACACAACAAACCCGAAACTACCGCCTTTCTCCCATCTAGGCGACCTACCATGGCGGGACGTGCTCAAGGTATGTCTGGTGTAGTTCCTCGTAATGAGCATGAAAGGACTAAGCGCACTACTAATCGTTCGGAGACTGGTCTTCGTAACGATGGTTTAGGTTTTAATGGCGCTAAGCGATTCATCAGTGCTCAGACAATGTCCCAAGACCCCACTCGATTCAAGAGTGATCGCAACGATGAACAGTATATGTATAACAATCGCCCAGCCCCAGGTATCCACAGTCATCACGGTGCCTACACACAAGGCGTTGCTTCTCAGATAACTGCAAAGACTAATGAGGAACTCATGAAGTATGGCTTCCGCCCCGAAGATCGCAGAGGCAAGCCCAACAGGATGGGTAATGCTGGTAGGATGAATGTTCGTGAGAGCGCCCTCAAGCAGGGTGGTCGTCTTACATCTGTTCGTACCGACAGGACTCGTATAGATGGTCGTGTTGCCCCCGCCAATGGTGGTTGGACCCAAAACTATCAGCAGAAGCCTTTCCACCAATTCAACTCATACAAAGGTAACGCGAATCCTAACACTCAGGATCTAGGTATTGCGAAGAGACAACTTCAAAACAACCCTCTCGCACACTCCCTCTACCAATAGATTGTTGATTTATATTAGACGAAAACAATCATTAAAATATTATCCCTATATTTTAATGAAGGTCCACACCCTTAACATAGATAGCAGTGAAAGAGATACAAGTGTCTATGCATACGCCAATAGTTACGTCGTTACTTTAGATAACCCTATTTACGATATATCTAATATAACGCTCGTTTCTGCCCGTATTCCTACACCTCAATTGATGACCTCCGCCACGAATAAGACATTTAGTGTAGATGGTGTTAATATTACACTAAATGAAACGAATTATTCAAATGGTTATGTGTTAGCTGAGGACCTGGATATAGAACTCGCCCCTTCTAATACTCACGTAGACAGTGTTATTTTTGATGAAGAGACGGATTCGTTAGTGTTTTCTAACACACACGCGAGTGGTGATAATTTCACACTTCAGTTTTATGATGGTACGAATGGATATTCAAGTAATTCTTCACCAGTAACAACTCCACATCAAATTATGGGTTTTAGTTCCAAAAACTTCACGTCTACAGGTAAAATACTTCGTTCTGGTGCGATTAATTTAAATGGACCTAATTCTTTGGTATTAAAATTAACAACAGGTTCTGATGAGTTTACTCAGTCTATATATACTTCTACACCATTCTATACTGGTCATATACTTCTCGATGGATCGGATTTCGTGAACTTTAATGGTGCTGATGATAAATTAGTGCACCACTTTCATTCTGGAACGCAAAAGATGATTAAGGATGTTAAAATTGAGTTTTTCTACATGAGTCACGGTCGATTAATCCCATATGATTTTAGAAATCAAGATCATGTACTGAAATTTGAGATTACGGGTTCTACTGATAAATTGGAGAATTTACCTAAAGTGTCATTACCTGAAGAAGAACCTAAAAAACCCGAAAAGAAAGAGCCAATCATAAGTATTCCTGAAGTTGTAAAGAATTCTTATAAGTGGAGAAAGGAGTATTTGTATATAGCGCTAATTATTTTAGCTGGACTACTCCTGATGTTTTTAATGAAAGGTAAACCTCTTAGCGGGTTATCGCGTAGACGGGCTGCGCGGGCTTAGCAACCTTACCGTTGACACGGGAGATGACTAAGAAGACAACCACGGAGAGGAGGGAAGTCAAGATAGCGGTGAGCGCGTACTGAGCACCACCGTTCTTGGGGACCTTTACGATCTGGGTGATGGTCCAGCGAACGAAGTCCATCCACGACATGGCAGCGGCGAAAGAGAAGCCACCGACAATCGAGTTGAGGGTCTGGGTCTGGAGTTCCTGAGTGACAAGGTTTACGGTCTGGAGAGCGGCGGCCGACATAGTGTTTGTTATACTATACAAGACGAAAAAAATTATTCTTTTGTAACTTCTTCTTTTTTTACTATTTTTTTAAATCGTTTTGCTTTTAATGTTTTTGTTTTTGAAAATAATTGTTCATCATCTGATGAATCATCGCTAGAGCTTGAATCTAAGTTTGAAGTGTGTAACTTAGTCTTATCAGAAAAATTCCATCCTTCAGGTTCTGAGATGCTCATTACTATTAATAGCATTTTTTAACATGTGTTCTGTCGGATTCTGGGGTTCCCAACTGTCCCAACGATCATAGGCATCGTTTATTTGGATAAATGTCGTGTCGTTTCCTGAGTATCTCTCAAATGACGGGCATTCATCATCAGAAACAACTTCCATTTCTTCGTCAGATTCCTCTTCTTCATCACCCTGATAGATTTCAGGGAACATAGAACCTGTCGTCTGACCAACTGTGTGCATAACACAGTATTTCATTGTATATTCCATATCTTCTGGGAGAAGTGTATCTCTCCCACAGGCTTTGGAATATTCAGCTGCGAGTACTACCGCCTGTTCTAGAACGGGTAGTAAGATATTGGTCATAGTTTCCATGTATTGCT